AGAAAGGAGGAAGAGAGTGCCCGTGTCCCATTGGACATCCCCGTATACATCCCCTTGTGGCGAGTCATCCCCGTCACCACAACCTGTAGTATCCCCGTCTACACCGTCATCCCCGTTATCCCCGTCTGCACCGTCACAGTGGACTGATGTCATCCCTAAATATCGGAATCACGCGATCCCCCGCCAGTATCCCGACTGTCCCATCCCCCATTGCTGTATCAATGATGATCCCGATCCCCTCAGTCCAGACATCCAAGTCCATGAAGTCCGGATACTCCCGATAGAGAACCAGATCCCCTCTCTTCAGTTCCATTCCTTCCTCCTACCAGTAATTATACCACAGTCAGGAACTATTTACAGGGGAGAGGACAAAAAAAGGGGGATCCCCCTGACAGTGATCCCCAACCAACGTGTTTGCACTTAGAACGGCCATCCGGAAAGGTGGTGGGCAGATCACCATAGTATATAGCCCAGAGGGGGCTCGGAATCAATTGCTTTCCAATACTCGCAGGAACCAACTGGTCTTGCCAACCAATCGATGGCCCCTTCGATCCATCCACCTATCGGCCTCTCCCCAAGCAAGCCGTCCATCACCTATCTTCCAAGTTTGGATCCCATCCTTTGTCAATACGGTAAGGTTGAATGTCCCACTGGATGTCCTCCTTCCCATCTCGATCACTACACCTTGTTCAACCACACTATCAGGAGCGGCTCCCCTTGAAGAGTGTTGAACCAACCAGCCTTTCCTTGGACGACCATCATAACTCATTCCTATCTCCTTTATGTTATATTATAACTCAGTCAAGCACTATTTACAAGTCAGTACGATGGCGAGTATACTCATCCACATCGCGGATGTAGAAAGGCGTGTTGTAGCGGTCGTGCACTTCAGGTATTATAAATTCTTGGATATCGGGGCCGGCACGCAGGAACTTCACGCTTGCCTGGCGAACTCCCTTACGTGATCGCCTGAGGCGAATGCTCAATACCAGCATAAGCGAAGGATGATAAATCGCTCTGTAAAGCCCACCAACCTTGAAGCCATTCCACTCAGTCAGTTCAGTCATGTTCCTTTCTCCTTATGTTATATTATATCTCAATCAAGCACTATTTACAATGAACATAAAAAAACTAAGCAATCACCTCAACATACCAGCCCCACTCATTGGAATCTTCCGTTGACCATTCGATCTCCTGGATCCCATCAGCAGTGGATAGAGTCAGTTCCCATTTCCTACCTTGCGGATGCTGAGCATATGATGTGGGCTTTTCAATAATCATGCCTACACCTTCCCATCCCCAATCGCCAGAAGTGCTCGAAACCTTGACTACATTCTTCTTCTTGAACATCACTAACTCCTTATGTTAGAATAATACTCTATCTTAGAACTATTTACAATCAACATTCGAATACTTCGTGAATGATAAGATCACCGGCTTCAGCAGTTAGATCTTCAATAGGTTCATAAATACCATCATCAAATTGAGCTGCAAGTGGTGAAGTTTGATGATCAACTTGTTCATAGTAAATGCTAGCATTCCGAACCATTCCATCACCACACTTAATCTCAAGGCAATATCGGACAGCTCGAACTCGGAACTCTTCATCTTCTTCACCATAGTAGTCATGATCGGAATTCGTGATCATTCCGATTCCATCAAACATAAATTGAGGATCATTGTTCTGATCAAGTATTGAGAATCGGATTACATTTCCTGCAAACAAACAAATTGGAGTTGGAATACCGTTCATCTCAGAGTAAGTCATTTGTTATTTCCTTCCTATGTTGTAATAATACTCATATAAAGCACTTTGTATAACAAACAATGTTTTTATTTTAAGCATAATTCCTTGTAAACAAATTAGCGCGCGGTATAGAATAAAAGGAGCAGCATACAGATAGTTATGATACAGGCAACATTGGAGGCCGGGACATGCCGCAGTATAAGAAGGGAAGGACTGAGGAAGAAGAGGAGCGCTTTCTACGCTTCAGGGCCGTAAGGCTGGCCATCCGTAAGCGTGATGCAGCAGGTCTGGTCTGGTCACTGCTTGACCTCTACCTGGAGGATGTCTCAGAGTCACGCAAGCCTGATGTGACAAGCAAGACCTTTGAGAAGTGCTTGGATGTCGTTGGCACCGCATCACGCAAGCGTATCGCCAATGAAGAGGGCGATGGCAGTGTGGACGTCGGTGTAGACGCAGTATCAGCATGGCTAGGCTCTGACGGGATGAACTAGCTGTGCGAGGTGACAAGCTTATCAGTGTGATGGAGGATCCGCTCCAGTTCATCAGCCGTCTGACCATCATCGACAAGCGTGGTCGTCCCACCAAGCTGAAGCCACGTGCTGAGCAGATACAGATCATCGAGGCACTGGTTGACGGTGATGACACGTTGATCCTGAAGCCACGCCAGATCGGCAGCACCACAGTGGTGGCAGCCTACTTCTTCTGGAAGTGGTTCACAGCCAAGAGCCCTGAGACCTATGTCGTCCTCAGCCACAAGCTAGCCTCCTCCAAGCACATCCTTGACATCCATAAGCGCTTCTATAAATCCCTACCACCTGCCCTCCAACGTCCTCTATCAGACGACAACAGCACCACCATGACGCTGGCTGACAGTGGGGCCAAGCTGATGGCCGTGTCTGCTGAGGGCAAGGGCGGCCTCCGCTCCTTCACAGCATCTGCCCTCCACATCTCAGAGTACGCCTTCTCACCTAATGCCGATGAGCTGAAGGCCACCGCCATCTCAGCTCTCAATGGTGGCCAGCTCTGCATCGAGTCGACTGCCAACCACTGGGGAGATCCGCTTCACCGTGAGATCGGCCTATGGGAGTCGGAGGAGGTGGAGTGGAACTTCCTCTTCTTCCCGTGGACAGACCATGTGGACTACGCAGATGAGCCGCCCAGTGGCTTTCAGCCTGATCCTGACTTAGCACTCCTCCCCTCTCAGCAGTTCTGGATGGCCCGCATGATGGGCAAGCTGGGAGAGGCCAAGTTCCGCCGTGAGTATCCGCTCACCGTTGATGATGCCTATGCGCAGACTGACGGTGCCTGGATCTCAGCTGACCTCTTAAAGGATGTCCCCACCTGCAAGCTGGAGACCGAAGGCGGTGTCCTCGCCAAATTGGACCATAACGACCGCTACGCCATCGGCGTTGACTGCGGTGCCGGCACAGGCGGTGACTACTCCGCACTGGTTGTCCTGTCAGCCATCACCGGTCAGATTGTTGAGATCCGTCGGTCCAACCGCCACTCTCCGACAGAGTGGGCTGAGGTTGTCGCTGATGCCTCACGCAAGTGGCGGGATGCCAAGGTCCTCACCGAGTCCAACGGCACCTGGGGCGGTGTCATCATCACTGAGCTCAAGCACATGGGCATTCCCCTCTGGAAGGACAGTGAAGGTGCCGACTGGATCACCAATGCGTCCACCAAGCCTCGCATGTTGGAGACCGTGAAGGACACCATCCTCCGCGGTGGTTTCAGCATGATCGACCAGTGGACGATCTCTGAGCTCCGCTCCTTTCAGATCGACGACCGTGGAAATCCCTTCTGTCCTCGAGGCGGCGGCCACCACGGTGACACAGTCATCGCACTTGCTCTGGCTCTTCAGTGCCTGCAGAAGGTGTCTGTCCCTGACCGTCCCTACCTTCCTGAGTGGATTGTCAACAAACGAGTCAGAGAAGCGTATAAAAACGCAGGCAAGCAACAGTTTCGCAGGTACTGAGATAGATATTAGGAGATAACATGGCAAGAACCGAAAAAGACAGAATCCAGTTTGTTCGCGCTGCCGTCCAGCAGCACACTGACCATTGGGACGAACTGCGTCCTCAGATGCGGCGCTACCGCAATGCCTATATGACCAAGTTCTATGAGGACATGGGCACCACCGATGACGCCTCAATTCGTGTGGAGACAGCTGATGCCTATGCGTCCATTGAGTCGCTGATGGGCTCGCTCTTCACCAAGTATCCTGGCATTGAGCTTGCACCAGACATCACTGGCAAGGGCGACCTCGGTCTGACCACGGTGGTGAGCAACAACTGGCTCAAGACCTGCCGCAATCAGATCGAGAACGCCGCCCGCATGGCCCTCATCTACACACACTCCTTCCTCAAGTTGGCGCCCCGTGAGTCCAACATGCTCACCTCCAAGGTCGCCATGCGTGCCGTGCCTCCTTGGCAGGTCGTGCTGGACCGTGATGCCTCAGCTTATGAGGACTGTCGCTTCATCGGCCACATCTACTACATCCCAGTTGATGAGGCCAACGACAAGTTCGGCAACAAGAAGTGGCACGGTGTCGCACAGAAGGACTACTTCACCGACTCTGAGCGCAACACTGACCGCTCCTATCGCTCCTACGGCGACCAGCCTGATCTCCCCAATGAGTACCTCTACGTCGAGATCGTGGAGATGTACGACTTCCTGAACAATGAGATCCTCTTCTGGTCCTCACACTGGAAGGGCGGTGAGGAACTGCTCAGCAAGGACGCGATTCCTGTCAGCACGTTTGACGGCAAGCCCCTCAGCAACCTTGTGCCTTTTTACTTCTCCCGTCGTCCTGATCGGCCGATGGAGGGATACTCCGCCATGGCCCGTATTTATGACCAAGTGTTCGAGAAGAACATACTACGCACATTCTGGGCCAATGCGGTGCGTCGTGACTCCCGCCAGTTCATCTACAAAGAGGGCGCCTTCGATGAGGAAGCGCTGGCGAAGATCACGTCCGGCGTGGATGGAGCGATGGTAGCGACCGACTCTGATACTTTAAGCGGCTTAATTGACGTCGTCCCTGTCGTTCCCATCAGCTCCAACCACGCCGCCTATCTCAACTACATCGAGTCTGACCTGAACAAGGGCTCACTCACCGCAGGCTTCACACGTGGTGAGGCCTCCAAGGCGACAGCCACTGAGATCTCTGCTCTCATGCAGTACACCTCCTCAGAGCTAGGCAAGATGGCCCGCGACCGTGACGGCACGATTGAGCAGGCTGCGCTTCTCTACATCCGCATGCTGATTCCTCTGATCGATGACTCTGAGAAGACTGTCGTCGCCACACCTGATGGTGCCAAGGTCATCAGCACGGACAAGCTGGATGCGGACTGGACCTTCTACGCCACCGACGGCGGCTCCACACCAATGACTGACATGATCAAGAAGCAGCAGCTGATTCAACTCATTCCTATCCTCGCTCAGCTTGGTGTTCCAGGCACTGCCATGAAGGATGAGATCATCCGCCTGTACGGTCTGCCTCCCACATTCGGTGAGGTCCCAACAACCTCTACTCCCTCTACCACCGCAGCACCGGAGTCTGCTCCCGCGCCTGAAACGGCAACGGCAATCTCAGACGTCATCGGAGGCACCTGATGCCGCTTTATGACGCAGTCTGTCCACAACATGGAAAGTTTGAGACGTTGGCCAAGTGGGATGCACCTATTCAGTGCAAGCAGTGCGGAACCGAGAGCAAGCGTCTTGTCTCCGTGCCTGCTAAGACCGCCACACTCTGGAATAGCGGATGGAACTCGGGCCTCGAGGGCAGCGGCTTCTACTCCCCTTCAGTGGGACATATGGTGGGCAACAAGCGCGAGGAGGAGACCATTATGCGCTCCCGCGGCTACATCAATGAGAAAGACCTGGGCGGCGATAACTTCTATAATGACTACATGACGAAGGCGAAGAACGATCGTGACGGACTGGACGCCATGTCCACGGCCTACCGTGACAACCTGAAGA